TGTGATAGATGTAGTAACATTAGTGCCGCCTGCAATTTTAAAAGTTTCATTCTTATTAATAACACCCAATGTTGATGTGTCATCTACTAATCGTAACGAGAATTGGGATGCATCAACGTATGCTTTAGTTGTTGCGTCTGAACTACTTACTGGTGCAGCCAAGTTTGTAATTATATTACCACTGGCATTAATGCCAGCAGCGCCTGCAAGATAAAGTTCTCCAGCAGTTGTTTGTACTGTCGCGCCATCGATACTTAAATTATCTACTACCAATGAGGTGAATTTACCAGTTGACGGTAGTGTAGCACCAATAGTTGCTGAGTCGATAGTTCCACCATTGATATCAGCAGTTGTAAATGTACTTGTTCCAACAGAAGTAATATCGCCAGTAACATCGCCAGTTAAGTTTGCCGTAACTGTAGTAGCATAAACATTGGACCATACTTTGCTAGCACTACCAACATTATAGGTTGCTGTTGTATCTGGTATCAAATTACCAGTTAAGTCTGCTACAATATTGATACTGTCTGTATCAGAATCACCAATGGTGATGTTGCCACCAATGGTGACATTACCTGATACATCAATGTCTGTTCCGTAAAATGTAGCCCAGCGTAAACTGGCACTACCAAGATTGTTTGTAGCATCAACACTGGGTACCAGACTTGAATCAAATCTGCCTGTTACAGTTACAGTGTCTGCGCTTGAGTCACCTAGATCTACATTACCTGTTGCATTCAATAGCCCAGCAACATTTACATTATTTGAAAATGTGGCAATACCAGATGCGTTGATTACACCAAGTGTTGATATGCCAGTAACACCAAGTGTTCCGCTAGCAGTTACATCAGTAGCATTTGCCGCTGCCAGTGTACTAATGCCAGTAACACCAAGTGTACTTGATAATGTTGTAGCACCAGTAACACCAAGTGTACCTGTTACTGTTGTATTTCCATTTAACTGAATAGCCCCTGTGCCATTGGGATCAATGATAAGATTACTATCAGAAGTATCAGTAGAAATAGTCGAACCACTAATACTAATATTACTTAGACTGGCTCCTCCGATTTCATTGTAGATCTCAGTAAAATTTTCGTTTACTTTTGTAAATGCTACTCTAAGTAAATCACCAGTACCATCGTCCTGATTAGTACCAATGTTAATTGTTTGTTTAGCCATTGGGTACTATTCCTTAACTTACAGCAAATGCTGGTATTACATATTCTACGCCACTTACACAGATTTTTACGTAAACAGTTGGAGCAGCAGGAACGTTTGATGCTCCGCCTGCACTTCCTACAGTAGTTTGTGTAGGAACAGCAAAGTTTACAGTTCCTGTTCCGCTTGGGTCTAAGTCAATGTTCTCATTTGAATTTATTGTACTAATTCTATTATCGTTAAACGATAACTGACCGCCTACTGTAAGAGTAGTTCCATCAAATGTTAGGTTAGCACTATCTTCAAGTAATCCAGCTGTTCCACCAAAGACAACACGATTGTCAGTTATGTCACTTGCAACTATACTAGCTGCGGTTAGTGTTGAACCATCAAATGTTAAGTTAGCATTGTCAACTAACGCACCAGCTGTGCTTGCATACGTAATCCTACCACTGGTCAAGTCGGATACTTTTGCGCTACCGGCAACTAAGTCTGTTCCATCAAACGTAAGGCTACTACTAAACTGTATATCGCCGTCAGCATCAACATACGCTACTGCATTGTCTACATGGTCAGTAAATCTTAGTTCTGATGCTGTAGCAACTACAACTCTGCCTGTGCCGTTTGGATCAAGAATAATATCACCGCTTGAGTTCTCACTAATAATACTGTTACCACTGAGAGCAAGGTTATTACCTGGTCCAGCGCCTGATACAGTGTACAGCTCTGAAAAGTTGTCATTGATCTTATCAAAGGCGGTGCGAAGTGGATCACCTGATCCGTCGTTTGCTGCGGCGCCGATGTTAATTGATTGTTGTGCCATTAAATGGGTCTCCGTAATTGTTTCGTATATTTATACTTGGTTAACTAAGCCGCTTGCTAAATAGAAATATGCTAGTTGATAGTTATTACAAAGAAAACCTTCATGTTAGAAAAAGGCATGGACGTAATGAAAAGGTAAAAACTCGTCAGAAACAATACATATTGGAATGTGACGGGTGTGGCGCTCGTTACGAAAAAACTAGCAAACATTTTAAAAACACATCAGTGCATGCTTGTTCAAATTGTAATTCTTATAAAATAGCTCAACAAGCAAGTGTTAAACAACGAAGGATTAATCAATATGTGGATCAATTTGATGCGAGTAGCAGTCGTGCTATCGGTAGTTTTAGGATCAACAACAGTTCAGGCTCATAACTTTTCTCAGGTAATAAGAAAAGTAATACCCAGTGTTTGCAAGGTTGAAATGACCTTGGACACAGGCACAGTAGTAATTGACGGCGAAGGATCTAGACTTGAATCTAATCCTTTTGACAAGTTTTTAGAGCCTCCTAAAAAAACTACTCCACAACAAAGCCCACAGGGCTTTGGTAGTTGTTTTATTGTTTCTGTTAATAATAGAAAATATGTTATTACTAACAATCATGTTGCTAATCCAAATAATGAACTTGCAATTCTTACAATAGTTTTCTACAATGATGCTAAAAGCTATCCTGCTAATATAGTTGGTACTGACAAAATCAGTGACATCGCAGTGTTAGAAATGAGCAGTGATGCTGGAAAGCAGAAATTATATCCAATACCAGCATTAAAGTGGGCAAATAGTGACCAGGCAATGCCAGGTGATCAAGTATTTGCTATCGGTCATCCCATGGGGCAAGAATGGACAGTAACACAAGGAATTATCAGTGCCACACACAAACGATCACAAAATACCTGGCAAGAAGTTATTCAAACTGATGTTAGTATTAACCAGGGCAACAGCGGTGGTCCATTGTTTACTAATAAAGGAACAGTTGTAGGCGTTAACACATTTATTTTTGCACAACAAGGAGGCGGTAGCATTGGTCTTAACTTTAGTGTTTCTAGTAATAGTGCAGAATATGTCGTAAATGAATTAATTGCTAATGGAAAAATTCGCAGAGGAAAAATTGGTGTGGCACTTGGATTGGATAGTGAAATTGGCAAAGTTGTAATTGTTAAGGTGGAACCAGGCGGACCTATGAGCAATGCAGGATTTCAAGAAGGCGATATTATAGAAAAAATTAATAACGTAGATATTATCTTTCCCAAAGACATCGGAAGAAGCATGGACCGGGTTAAACCTGATCAAGATGTAGTAATTCAAGTGTCAAGGGGATATGATATAATTTTAAAAACAATTATTGCTGATGAATATGTATTTGTAGATTAATGTAGGTCTACCCAAGACCCGCCAGCATACCCCTGGAACTTTCCAGTAGTACTATTATAGATAACCATGCCATTAACACCAGTTAACCCATTGCGGGCTGAAGTTGTGTAACTTGCAAATTGAACTGGAGTCTTTGCTGTTGTTACAATGCTTGTCATAGTCATTACTTCAGTACCAGCGGCATCAAATCTAATAGTATCCTCGTCTGCGCTTTCTTCAACTTGGATCTTAGTATCGCCGTCATTGTCAAGCACAATACTGTTATCAACTGTTGCAACAAATCGTCTAACACTAATATCATCACCTGTTGCTGGGGCAGTTGTAAAGGTTAGTGTTGTTCCTGACGCACTGTATACTTCTGTTGGTTTTTGTACAACACCGTTGAGTGTTACAATTAATTGGTTTGTACTGGCACTACCACCCATCGTAAATCCAGTTGTTACGCCATCACCACTGAAGCTATCAACATGAACTGTACTAGTATCAGGATCACCAACACTAACCCAAGCACTGTTATTATAGGTTTCAACAGTATTATTGGTAGTATTGTATCTTAAATATCCTGCTTCAGGGCTGGTAGGTCGCTGTGCTGTTGTTCCTTTTGGTAATTGCATTGCTAGTGTAGTATCAATATCAACAATACCAGTTCCATTTGGATCTAGAATAATATCAGCATTTGAGTTGGAAGTACTAATAGTAGTTCCAGAGATAGTTAAATCGCCTAAATTTGCATCTTCACCAGCCGCTGAGCCAACACCATACGCACCAACATATCTTGCGCCTTCGATATAAACACTATTGCCGCTAAAACTTTTACCGTTTGGTAAGTTTGTGCCAATAAAGTTTAGTACACCTGATTCATAGTCAAAAAACCATTCATCATTGTTGCCACTGCCTGTGACAAACACTTTGTTACTAATGTTTGCAGCATTTGCAGCATCGCCGGCTGTGTGTATATACACACTAACAATATATGTACTTCCGAACTGCGGAGGAATCCAACCAGTTAGTCCTGTTTTCCAAGTTCTGCTTGCTGTAGCAGTGTTATCTTCAGTTGTTTCAACAACATTAGCACCAGTATAAACTTGCACAATGCTAGTGGTACTACTAGGTCTTACGCTGGGAATACTAGATGATTGTTGCCAAACTCTATCGCCACGTATGAGTAGCGGACTTGGAATCGCTTCGTTAGGAGCAAGTTTATTAGCGTTGGTATCAGTTTTAGTTGCACCATAACCAATCTTCTTAAAGAGATAGTCAATTTTTTGGTTGTCAGTAATAGCCATTACGCAGCAACTCCTATACTAAGAGCAGTTATGCTTTGTCCACTTGTTAGTGCAATACGCACCAAGCAAACGTTTCCAGTTGCATTACTGAGGTTAGCAGTACCAAGTGTCATTGTATATCCTCCACTTAAACTACTGCCTGTTGGAATAACATCAGCGCCAGTAAATGCGCCGCCCGCTAGTCCATTGCCGCCATTGCCTGTGTCTGTTCCAGGATTGCCAACACCCGCATACTGACTTGTGCCTTCTATCCAGCCATTAAGAGCACTACTGTCGTCTAGCACTGTGCCAGGTGCAGCATACCATAATCCTGCAATACCACTGCTACTCGTAATGTTTATATCAAAGTTTGCAGTAGTGGTTCTACGAAACGCAAATGTAAAGTACTGTGTTCCTGTGTCGCCGCTTCTGTCTGGTCCTGCTGGTAAGTAACCTGTGCTGTAATCTGTTGTATCGTGTTTTAGTACACCAAGTCTAATGGTTGCTTCTTTGGTTCCTGCAACACCTGGATCTGCACTTTCTGTGTATACACTGTTTGTGTAAAAGTTTGTTGCACTGTTGTAACTTGGTGTATCTGTAGTTGCTGCACTGAAATCAAAAATGCGTACACCATCATCGTCAAAGCCTGCACCTAAACTATCACTTACTACAATAGCAATCTCACTGATGCCACTTTGTGCTGCTGTGTGTACTTGTAGTTTAGTAGGCAGTTCTGTGTAGCTACTAATACCATTTACATTTCTTGCTCTTGCTTTGATAGTTTCAACTGTGCGTACACTACTGGTTGTAATCGGAACACTTAAATCGCCAATAGCATAAGCACTGCTTGTGCCAACATTTATTGTTGGTATACCGCCTGATAACATTGTGACTGCACCATCAATATCACTGTAACTATAGTCATTTGCATTACTTGCTGCACTACTTGTGCCTTCATAGTTTGTGCCACTGTCAACTTCAACAATGTTTGACTGGTTTGTGTATGCTTGTCCAACAAGATCATTGATGGTCATGCCAGTAATACTTACACTAGGACTGCCGCTGTTGTAGTAAGGAATACCACTAACATATCTAAATGTTCCATTTGTTTCTGCGCTTAGTGAGCCAACTGTGCCAAATGTAGGTGTTGCAGTTAAATCATCTTTAAGCACATGAACATAGTTTGTATTGCCTGTTGCATCATGTGTAATTCTTTGCGCACTTAGTCCTGTACTATATCCACTCAGTGCTTTTGTAATCTTTGCACTTGAAACCAAATATAGTCTCTGTGGGTAGCTACTATCTACTGTGTCATAATCTACATTGCTAGTTACAACAAGACTTGTAAATGTTCCTGTTTCGCCTTCAGCCGCAGTAAATGTTTTTGTGCCGTCATTGCTTGCATTAATTTCTGCAGCGAGTGTACCGCTTGCGCCATCGTAGAAGTTGCTTGCTACGCTGGTATTAATAGTACCAGTAGTATAGCGTCTTGCTGTTGTTGTACTTAAATCTGCACCTGCAGACAGTGCAGTTGCGCTGCCTGTATTGTCTGTAAATCCACTTGCTAATCTTGGAAGTGTGCCTTGTGTACTGTCGCTTAGTGTAATGGTTTTTGCACTTAGACTTGCAGGAGCGCCGGGTGTTGCTTTTAGGTTAAATGTAATACTTGAGTCTACATCTGTTTGCGCAGTAATATCTGGTGTACCATTTGCTGTAAATGATACATTGTAGTTTGCTGTGCCTTCACCTGCATAGTCGTGATCAAGTGTTGCGCCAATGCTACCTGCACTACTACCATCTTCTGTAACTGTATCATTGCTGCTTGAATCATCCCAGTCATAAACATAATCATCTGCGTTTTGACTTGTGTTTGTCATACGCACAATAGCACGGTTCACACTGTCCAAGTCAGTAAAGTCATAGATTGTATATTGGTCATCACTGCTACCAGTGTTTACTGTAACTGCGGTACCAGCAATATTTGCTCTAACATCTGGCTCAACGTGTACAGTAAAATCACTGCTAATAAATGGACTACTTGTATGGTTACTGATAACACGCAAGTTTCCTGTGTAATCCTGTGCAATACCATTTGCTTGGTCACTGCTACTCAATGTAAATGTATGACTGATGGTTCCACCAGTGTCGCCTGCTGCGCCACTGCCTACGTTAACTGTTGTGTTACTTGTGCCATCGCCCCACTGGTATTGATACTGTAGCCCGTATGTACTATAACTGCCAATAGTGTTTTCTGTGTTATTTGTAAATGTAACAACATGCCCACTGGTGCCTTCTTCGTTTACGCCACTGTTGTCATCCAGTGCCACAGTTGGTGTATGTGTATCATATAGTTTATATGTGTTTGTAGTGTTAGTTGGTATTACTGCGGGATCTGCAGTATCCATTGTATCCAATGTTAAACGCACTGTGAAACTTTGCTCTGTTTCGGTTGCTGTATCAAACGTGTGTGCTAGTCTGCCGCCACCTGATCCACCGGTTGCACTGTCACTGGAAATAACATCGTCACTTTGGCTATCGCCCCAATCCCAGGTAAACTGCACAGTGGCGCCAGCAATGTCACTGTTGGTTGTGTTATTCTGGAAGTATACTGTTGCGCCATCATCCCAGGTAGTAATAGGTGAACCACCACTGCTTGCGGCATATGCTGCAAAACTTACAACAGGGTTTGGACTGTAAACAGAAATATAATCTGTTCTTGTAAATGTAGCACTACTGCCTGTGCCACTACCACTGGTATTACTTGCTGTTACTGTAATACTGTGTGGGCTATCTGCATAGTTTGAATAGACGTGAGTAGGGGATGTGCTGGAAGTTGTTGTGTTACTGGTGCCGTCTCCCCAATCTATAACATATTGGTCAGCATTACCAACTGCACTTATTGATAGTGTAGCAGTAAATCCACTGCCTGCGGATGTAACATCACTTGTAAAGGTTACACTTTTTACATATGTGTTGTTACGAATATTTTCTGTAACTTCGTTTAAATCGTCAATAGCATCAGTAACTTTAGTGCTGGTTGTCCATCCTAGATAGGTTCCACTAGTAGTTAAACTACCATCAGTGGGAGTGCCTAATATAACATCCATACCTGATGATACAGCACCGCTGCTAATTTGTGCATCAACATATGCTTTGATTGCTTGCTGTGTTGACAATGCACTAGCATCGTTGCTGGACATATCATCTTCGTCTAAGATTTTATTGGCGGTAACGCCGGTAGCAAATCCTAGTGTGCTATCTAATGTAGCAGCGCCAGTAACTTTTGCTGTTCCGTCAACAGTGAGTAAATGTGTAGGGGATGCTGTTCCAACACCAATTCTTCCAGTGGCATAATCAACAACCAAGGTATTGGTATTAAACGCAAGATTGCTATCTCGTTCTAGATTTGCTTTTAAGGCTTTGCCGCCTATACGACTTATAGCCATATTTGATGCTCTCCGTTCGCTATCCTGCGTTCACCTACTAACATCCGAGGTGACAGGGTTTGTCCTTGCTTTGTTAGCAATTACATTTATTTATACTAGGAGGTGGCTACGTTACTGTCTAGACCGTGAATTACTGTAATAGTTTCACTGCCGCCCGGAGGACTAGTAAAGGTTAATGTTGTTCCAGATACTGTGTATGCGCTTGCTGGATTCTGGAAAACGTTTCCAACAGCAACAATAATACGCTGTCCTTCGTTCCCAGTAACACTTGTACTCATAGTAAATGCCAGTGTTGAGCCATCGCCAGTAAAGCTATCTTGTGTAACTGCTACTGTTCCAGAATAACTAATGGACTTGTAACTAGATCCGTCATAGTACTCTAGAAGATTGGTGTCACTGTTATACCTAAATTCACCTTGTTTGGGATCATTTGGTCTATCAGCAGTACTACCAACAGCAATACCGTCTGCATTGGCAGAACCTTTAATAGTAGTTCCACCGTCATTAGCCCCTTTAGTTTTTGTAAATCCAGCCATTATTAAATACTCACATAGCTAACTGTTGCGTATATGCTAGTGGCGTCATCACTAGAAGTGGCTGCAATAAAATCACCATTTGAAAGAATAATCTTTTCAATGTTAATAACATAGGTGTCAGCAGGGTCAATTGTGAGGGATTTAACAATTTGGTTTGTAGTTCCAGCAGTTCCTCCGTTGGGAACAACATACAAGTCCAATGTTCTTGCACTTGCATTATTGTTCATAAAAAACATTGCGGTTACTGCGGTGTTACCACTTGATGTATACACTGTGGTTGCGCTAGTATCTAGCGTTTGATGTGTTATTGCCATTTTGAAATTTCCTTTAAAAAATTAATCCGTAGAGTATAGCTTTTGAGCGACTAACTAATTCATCTGATACCGCACTATCGACAAAATAAACCCCGCTTCCTCCACCAGCTTGTGCTGCTGAATAAATTATTGTAGATCCTGCTACCTGCGTTGGTGCAGATTGATCTAACATTTTAATTGGGGCTTGTACACTTAATGTACCAGTACCGTTGGGTATAATTTCAATGTTTTCGTTACTAACTGTGCTAACAATATTAAAACCGTTAACATCTAAATCTCCGCCTAGCTCAGGACTGGTGTCGTCTACTACTGTTGTAAGTCCTGTTGTACTGCTAACAACAAAATCCGGGAATGAAGATCCATCATCGTAGCTAATCTTCCAATTATCGTCATTTTCATCAAACACTAACCAAGTGTTGGCCACTGATCCACGCTCAACTTCAATACCAGCGTAACGACCAGTAACACCAGCCCCTGCTTCGCCCTCATTGAGCACAATCTGACGATCTTTTATAGTACTATTAGTGGTACTAATTGAAGTTTGTGTACCGTTAACAGTTAAGTTGCCAGTAATTTGTGTATCTGATAAAACAATGAAATCGCCGGTTGGATCTACTGTTAGATTGCCAGTTACTCGTTGTGTTTTGCTCATAAGTTAATCCATTAAACTGTGTTTTATATATTTAGCATAAATTTGAAGCCAGCGATATCCATTACTTGAAAATTAGGCAATGTTAGCCAACTCACAGGAGTAAATCCTGATAGTGGATTAACATGAATGACCCGTTGATTTTTATACTTTTGTATAATCTCAGATATTTGTTTAATCCAGTTTTCTGGATTCATTTTTAATGCTGAACTGTTAACATAATGTGGAGTATCTGCATATATATTGTTAACATATTGATCTTGACTTACTAAATCAAAACCAATTAAAAACAAATAAGGAAATCCATGATCAGCAGCCAGCGCCAACGCATTGGGTCCACTGCTAAACCCAGTGTATTCAGGATTTAACGCTCTGGCACCACTGCCAGGAATAATATTACTCTCACGAGTATAATGAACGTTTTTCTGACTATACCCACTCTCTTGTATTTCACGAGCCATGCCAGTGTCGGTACTCACCAAGACATCCGGAGTAAATTCCTGATAAACACGATTACAAGCATACACTGGACCCCGAGACTGTAAGTCTTGAGGATTAAAGCACAGACGTGTTTCACCGTTACCTAATATAAATGCAAATTCTGACATGATACTCACAAAAAAACCACAGTAATTATTATACTGTGGTTTAATTGCTGTGTCAACAATAAATTATGCTGTTACAATCTGGAATCTACCTGGCTGATTTACATCGCCGATAGCATATGTGCCTGTGTTGATTGCAACTGCTGATGTTTGATCATCAACCCACTGTACACGATTGCCGACAGCAACCTGTGAACCTGTGCCTAATGCACCAATTTCAATCCAGTTAGGACCAACGCGACTTACAAAGTAAGTACCGCCTGCACTGTCTGTTGCTGTTAACTGGCATTCACCAGCTACAAGTGAACCACTTGCTTTAGCTACTAGTGTAAGTGTTTCTGTGCCGTCTGAAGTTGTTAGACGAAAACGACGTGTGCCTTTTTGTACAACAACACTACTGTTGTTTGCACTGCCGCCTGTTACAAAACCAATCATCTGGATCTGCTGGCCTGCTGCTGATTGTGCGCCAATGACGCCTTCTTTTGCAGTACCGTCCACGGTTTCTGCTGTTCTTAGTGGTCTACCCATTTGTTTTCTCCTTTGTGAGTTTAAGACGTTCTAGGTCTACGAGGTGGTGCCCCATAAATCAGGCTTTGCTGATACTGTATTTATTGTTTTTTACAGTTGTCTCCGTGCCATCTGGCGTAGGTATTTACTGCACTTGTTTTGCCACAATGTGGACATTCTTTGGTAGGTCTTTTTCGACCACGAAGTTTAGCGGCTCGTTTCTCGATTGTTTCAGCACTATACTTTCTACCCTTGGCTGCTTCTGAGATTTTACGCCGTGTTTCTTCTGAATGGGTTTTTCCGTACATATTGTTAAGATCACCAACTTGTGTGCCTTTTTTAGTTTCGCTTATTTTTCTCTTTGTTTCTTCGTCCCTGGGCTTGCCTAAACGACTTTGGCGTATCTTTTCTCTTGCTTCTTCTGACATAGGTGGTCTATTTTGTTGATATTCTTTCATTCTATCTATAGTTTCCTCTGAATGCTTTTTTCCATACATACCATTGCGCTCGCCTGTCATTGCCCAGCTTTTCATATCGCTATGTTTTTGTTTTAGTTGTTCGTATAGTCTGGCGTTTACTTTGTATCGTTCTTGATTATCGTTCTCTGCCCACATCATAAATCCAAGTGCGTTTATCATACTCCATTGTTTGCGTTTACCTTTAACCATTTTTGTGAGTAACCAATGGCACAGGAAATGTTCCCTGGGTGTAAGCACTACTAGGTTATCTGGCGTATCTTCACCGCCCAAACTTCGTGGTATGATGTGATGTGTTTCTGTGTAGCCATCTAATATGCGTTGACTTGCTCTATTAACGATGCTATTATATGTGTTGGTATATTTGTTGTTTAAATACATTGCTGATACTCCCTTTTAGTATTAGAGTAGTTGGAAGTTGTCCCTTCGTGAACTACACTTTTATTTATCATTTAAGTTGAACTTAGCAATATAAACGAAGTCAAGAAAAAGGGGAAGTATTTCTACTTCCCCAATCTCTATAGATCGTCTAAGATCAATTACAATGTAGTTATTAGCTGAAGCTAATTCCTGCCATGGTAATTTCGCCCAAATAATCGCCAGCGTTACCTAAACTTGAGGCAGTATTTGACAATTCTACGTACCCGTAACGAGTCATAAAGCTGACAACTGGCTCGAATGTAGATGGATCAAGTACTGTACCTGAGCTCATTAGTGGGATGTATGGGCAATAGAATGCCGCTGC